CTGAGTAATCGATGTCCAATTCCTGAGCGATAAGTCGTTGTACGGGGCTTCTTCTGCACTCGCGGTCGTACCATGGGGAGCGTATCTTTCCGTCTAGAATGTGTTCGTAATCTTGCTCTTTGTCTAGTATTTCAAGCTCATTTAAACCTTTAACTCTGTGTGACCTGTAAAGACCTTCTGATTTATGCGGATGCAAAAACCAAGGAAGAGTGATTACTTCGATATCAGGTGAATCTGCGTTAGCTACCTCGTAGAAGATACCCCCTGCTCCTTGTGGAGTAGAAAGCATTATTCGGCAGTCTGTTACGTGCTGGGTAGAAGCGTAAGCTGCATAGCCGTCGTCAGCTTTAAACGCTGCGAGTTCGTCCATCATGAACGCTAGCTTACGTCCACCACGAGCTACGTCGCCTGTAGCAGAGTAACCCACGATAGTAGACTCGTTCTCTGGTTGCTTGAGTTTAAGGCTTGAGCGGTCGTTTTTATTCATCTTCGGCTGAAGAAACGTTGGAAGGTTCTTTAAATGAAAGTCCAGCTTCCACATAAGAGTATCTGGATCATCGGACTTATCCACGGCGTCTTCGGTACGAGAGACCAGCCCCATCGCAGAGTAGGGCTGAAAGCACCACTGCCAGAAGAATACGGTAAGAACCATCCACGAAGCCCCCATATCACGGGACTTTTCGATAAGAACGTCTTTCTTACCAAGATGCTCGATAAGCTGGAGAATGCAGTCGTCTTGGAACTCCCACGTAATAAACGGGATTACGTCTCTGGAACGTGGCTCGTACACCCAGCAAAAGGTGTTTATGAAAAACAATATATCGTCTTGGCAGAACTGTCTGATTGCTTCTCCGACTAAAGGATCGGTGTAAGCGGC